GCCGGGGCCGGAGGAATTGGCGGCGGAGGTGGGGGAGCAAGTTACTCCCAAACTGAGGGTGCTGGTGGTGGCTCTGCAATAAATAATGGGGGCAACGGAAATGTTGGCGATGGGCAAACCGGTGGGAACGGTGGCGCAAATAGTGGTGGCGGGTCTGGCGGAGGCTGTTCTGTAAATGGAACATCCGGTAACGGCGGAAGCGGAATAGTTATTCTGCGGGTTCCGACTGCAAACTATAGTGGAACTACAACTGGTACACCCACCGTAACAACGGTTGGAAGTTTCAAAGTAATTACATTTACCGGAACTGGCACATATACCGCTTGAGGAATAATTATGGCGCACTTTGCAAAACTTGATACTAATAACATTGTAACGGCAGTTACTGTTGTAAATAATGAAACTGCACCTGATGAAGAAACCGGAGTCGCATTTTTAGTTAATCTATTAGGTGGCACTTGGAAACAGACATCCTACAATACTATCGGAGGCGTTCATTACGCTCCCAATTCTAGAGTTGCAGATAATGGTGTGGCGCTACGCAAAAATTACGCTGGTATTGGCTACACATATGACTCGGTTAGGGATGCTTTTATTGCGCCTAAACCGTTTGACTCTTGGAGCTTGAATGAGTCAACCTGCTTATGGGAATCACCTGTTCCATTTCCGGGTGGTGGATCAAGTTACGAATGGAATGAAGATGCTCAATCTTGGGATTTACTTGCATAAAGGTATTTTCTTATAAAATTATTCTGCCTGTCTGGTCTGCCAAGAAGCGGTGGTACATGGCTAGAAGCAATACTTAATCAGAATCCTAGATTCTACGTCGCGCCCCAATCTCCATTTGTTGAGTTGTTATGGAGGAACTTTTCTCTATGGGATGATTCGGGCTGGCAAATAGATTTCTTAATGGGTGGGTTGAAGGAAGTAAAAATACCATACCTTCAAAAACTCACAGAATCCTACTTTGATCAATTAACAGATAAGCCAGTAGTTATCGACCATAGAAGAGGTTGGCAGGGTATCGCCAACATAGAGATGTACTCTGAAGTTTTCGGGGAACTTCCAAAGATAATTTGTTTGGTGAGAAATGTAGAGGAGATCATTGCCTCCTACAAGGAAATATTCAGGAAGAATAAAAAAGGCTGGGAATACAACAGGGATATGTCTGGCAATGTTTTTGAACTTAATTACAATCAATTAAAAGAAACGTACAACTCCAAATATAGAGATTGCCTGTTGTTTGTTGAATATAACAATCTAGTGGATGACACTGAATTTGAATTGGAACGCATCTATGATTTTATTGGTGAGGATATTTACAGACACAATACTAATTCTGTAAAAGAACTTAGAGCATACAAATCTGTAGATTCTGCCTACGGCCTTGCGGGATTGCACAAAATAAAAAGGGGCGTAGTAAGAAGCAAAACTAATGCTCAGAAAATACTAACAACTGACGAATTCTCAAAATTTAAGGAATTCACTTTCTGGAACTAATATGGCGCTTATTCCAATTGATCAAGTCGGGCAAATAGGAATTGTCAAGGATATAAATGCTTGGCAACTGCCCAATAACGTCTGGACGGATGGCAATAATATAAGGGCAGAGCATGGGGCCATTCAAAAGATTCCAGGCTATAAAGAGGTTATGGCCTCATGTCCAGTTGCACCATATCATATCACAAATCTATTTGCTGGTTCAACATCTTATTGGATCATAGGTGGATTAGCTAAAATCTATGTCCATAATGGTTCATCCTGGACTGATATAACTAGATCATCAGGGGACTATAACGCTACTGCCAGAGAGAATTGGACATCCACCATTTTAGGTGGGGTACTGGTAATGGCTAATGGCTTTGATGATCCACAGTTCTGGGCATTGGGAAGTAATGGCTTACCGGCTATAACTACTAGGATGGCAGACCTGAGTAACTGGCCGGCCGATAAAGAATGTTATGCTATAAGAGCATTTAAGTCTTTCCTGATTGCTCTTAATGTAGTGGATTCATCTGGAACGCCTGATGTAGCATACCCACGATTAGTTAAGTGGTCGCATGAAGCAGCCACACAAGCTGTGCCATCGTCCTGGGATGAAACCAGTGCAACGGTCGATGCTGGAGAGTATGACTTAGCTGATTCAAAAGGGGCCATACTAGATGGTCTTCCTCTTGCAGACAAGTTTATGATCTATAAAGAGGACTCAATCTATACTATGTCGTATGTTGGTTCTCCATTTATCTTTGCATTTCGTCAATTATCGCCAACGATTGGCGCACTATCTAAGAACTGTGTAGCAGAATTTGGAGACAAGCATTTCATTTTTGGTAATGGCGATATCTATATCAATGATGGAATGAAAGTTCAATCTATCTTACCACATAAAATGAGAGATTATCTGTTTAGCAGCATGAATGGTGACGAAGTACGAAAGTCATTTGTTGCTGCTGACTATGGTGCCACTGAGATGTATGCTTGTTATGTATCTTCATCTAATGTAACTAATGTACAGTGTGATAAAGCGTTGGTATGGAACTGGGTAAACAATACCTTTACAGAGCGTGATCTTCCAGACTTAGGATTTATGGCATTTGGTATTGAGGGTGATCCACTTGCTTCTGCTTCATGGTCTGCTGATACAACGACCTGGGCTAACAATACTAAGAAGTGGAGTGAGGCTGGTGCATCCTCTTTCTTCAATACAGCTGGTAAGTCATTAGTTATGGTGTCTCCTACTGATACTAAGTTGTATAGACATAATACTGGAAACACGGAAGATGGTACTAATATGACTTCCTATATTGAGAGAACAGGTTTAACTGTGGATGAGTCAGGGCAACCTAATCCGTCAACAGTTAAGAAAGTTCTGTCTGTCTGGCCCAAGATGTCATCCTCAGATGCTAACACTGTGAACGTCTATGTAGGCGCACAGATGTCAACAGAGGAAAGTATTACATGGGAAGGCCCATATACTTTTAATCCTGATTCACAATCAAAGGTTCCTGTCAGGGTGACTGGAAAATATATAGGTGTGAAATTTGAATCCACAGGAGATCAAACATGGAGATTGGACGGCTATTCTTTGGACGTTAAAAATGCAGGGAATAGAGGCTCCACGATGAACTGATGGCTACTCATGTAGACAGGGTAGAAAGGTCTGTAACCCACTATGAACCTGGCCCACCACCTGTTGATCCAGAAGACTTAGGACAATATGTTGTTGATGAACTTAAAAGGCTGGGAGATATTCTATTAAACCAAGCAACCTTCAGATTAGAGAGAATACATGAAGCACCAGGAAGACCAAGAACAGGAGATATTAGATTCGCAGATGGATCAGACTGGAATCCAGGCTCGGGCGAAGGAATTTATTGGTACGGAACAAGCTGGAATAAACTGTAAAGTTGTTTTAATTCAACCTGATGACCTAGAGGTAGTATGGGATGAGGTAGTTCCTCTTATAGATGCTGCACTAAAATATTCAGAGGGAGAAATTCTCCCTGAAGATTTAGTCCATCCCATTAAAACTGGCCAGATGCAGTTATGGGTTGCTTTATCTGGAGGTATAATCGCTGCTATGATTACAGAGATTATAACCTATCCAAGAAAGAAAGTATTAAGAGTCATCACAATAGCCGGTAAAGATGGTCGTGGCATGAGTAAATGGTATGGCTTTCTTCCCCTTATAGAAGGATTCGCATTAAGTAATAACTGCTCATCTCTGGAAGCATGGACAAGAAAAGGAATGGCAAAGAAACTAAAAGATTGGGAACATAAGTATATGGTAATTACTAAAGATTTAAAATCGAGGATGCAATAATGGCTAATGAATTCTTAAGATTGCCAACAGGTCTAACTGAAGCAGACTATCCTGTTTCTGATAACTTGTTAGACTATACCCCACCTGATGTTAGATGGCAACCACCATTAGCGACTACAGGCTCGAATATCTTTGCTAATTATGTAAAGGCGCATCCTGATCTTTTAAGGGCGTATAATCGTAGACTCGCTAGGCCAATGGGTGAACCAGGCGCGTTACCAGAGAACGTATATGGCGCACCTTTAACTATGGCTGAATATGGATATAAGCATTGGGGCGATATTGGTCAGACCGAGGGAAGAACCCTTACGCAACCTACAGTTCCGTGGGGCGATCCAGGTA